TAATAGCCGCTGCTGCATTCCACATAACCGCAGCCAAATGATCTTCATCAGTCCAACCATTGCTAGCCTTGAGTGAATGACGAATCATACGATTAATGCAATCCTTAACACTAATCCCTTTTTCCCAATTCCTATCTTCATATTTTTTAGCACCTTCCTCATACCATTTAGCAAGTGCCTCCATGGCTTCGTACGGAAGTAAGTCAAATCTACCTCGCCCGTCATTTGATTCCCTCATTGCTCCAAACTCTGTTTTTTCCATTTCCCCTTGACCTTTTAACATATTAATATACCACCTTTCAAAAATTAAAAAGTAAGCCTAAGCTTACCTTCTGTTAAGTATGTCTGAAAGTTTTATTTTTCTTTCAATAGCCTTCTCGATTGAGTTTGCTTTTGCATCGTCTAAGTTTCTCCATGTGATGACGTCTCTTTCGTCACGCTGAATCTCTTTGACTAGCCTTTCAATCTCTTTCGTTAAAGTATTATCTTCCATTATAATATCCCCCTTTATATTTACTTTCATTATACACTATGTTTTTTATGCGAGGCAAAAGAAGAAGCCTAAGCCTCCTCAATATCAGATACCTCTACTTCAAAGTATTCTCCATCGATTTTAACTATGCTTCCATCTTTTAAACCTTTTCTAATTTTGTGTTTATATACCACTTGATTAACGCCTTTTGCAGTTAGACCCACGAGTGCCATTGTTCCATTCCATACGACTGGTGCCAATATTACACATGCTACTAACCTTACTAGTGTTTTATCATTCATGATTAAATCCCCCTAAAATTTATTTTGGTTTCATTATAAACTGTGTTATTCCCGCGAGGCAAAAAGAAAGGCTGTCTTTTATAGACAACCCATCTCCTTCATTTTCGCTCTAAGGATCTTATTTTCAGTTTGAGCTTTCTTTGCTATGCTTATCAATTCTTTAGATTGGTCTAATGATCTTGATAATAATATTTCAGCTTCTGTATGCTGTTTATTTAACCTACATCTGTTAATTATATTACCAATTACCATTCCTCCAATTCCAACTAATCCTAAACATAATAATTCATTTCTCTCCATTTTATAATCCCCTTTCAAGTTTACTTTCATTATACAATAAGTTATTTCTGCGAGGCAAAAAGAAAGCCTAAGCTCTCTTTACTCGTTCGTTTATTTTTTTTCCTATTTTATACATGGCATAAATAGTCCATCCTGTAATAGTTATTACCCCTATGGCATTTCCCAATACTTCTCCTAAACTTTTATTCATGATAAAATCCCCCTTAAAATAAATTTTACTTCTATTATAGTATGTGTTAATTGTGCGAAAAACAAAAAAATAAGCTTGGGATTCGAACCCAAGTAAAGTCCCCCTCTTTCGAGTTACGACACTTTTCTTTCATTATAGTATGTGTTTTTTTCGCGAGGCAAAAAGAGAAGGACATGTATTACACACGTCCCTTTAAAACAAATCCAAGTGCTTTGCTGGTGATGATATGACCTTCCTCATACCCCACTATGATTGCAATTCCAATAAGATTACCTAATACTATTGCAAGCGTGTTCGCGTCAATTCGTGCTGGGTCTTTATATATCGACTTTGCCTTTATCAACAACTCCAAGTTTGCTGCTAGTTTTTTGTATTCCTCAGAACCTCTATCAGTGTGTGACATAATTTCAATTATCTCATCTACCTCCTTAGTAATTGGGTTTCTTTTATCTTTTCTGTATTTCTTCATTTCCTTCTCCCCTTTCAAGAGTTTTTAATTCCTTCATTATAACCTGTGTTTTATTCGCGATTATAATACCTCTTTAGGGGCATAAGCAGCGTCCGTCCAAGCCTCAGCTAATATGTACGCAATTATTGCTCCTCCTGCCATTATGATTGCTACAACCTGTTCGATAGAGCCAGGATTCATTCCTCTAGCTGTCATTAACAATGTTATAAATCCACAAACCATTGTCCAGAACTTCCTACTGGTCAACTTCCTTACTAATTCCGCATTTAAGTTCATTATACACTTCACTCCTTTTTTCTTTAACTACTTTAGTTTTCTTAATACTAGCCATTAACCATAACTCACCGGTAGTAAAGCCGAAGAACGCTGCTACCAATGCCACCGGTTCTGCTCCAGTAATTGCAAATACTCTTAGTACTGCTACTGTAAACCATATATTCATTATGATTATTAATAATACCATTACCTTAGAGAACTGTCCAGTTTCCTTTACTTCTTCGTCCATACTATGCTCCTATCAAAGCATTCCAGGTATCATATCCTACAATACCGTCAGCTTTAAAACCTTTACTTGTTTGGTAACTTCTTACATGAGCAGCAGTATCAGTTCCAAATACACCATCTCTTGTAATGCCCATTCTCCACTGAATATACTTTGCTGCATTACGATTAACTACTCCAAAACGCATTAATGGTTTGAGTAAAATATCGTTCATGGCATTTAACGTTACATTACCCGGTATACCATCAACCGTTATGTTCACTATGTCCTGAAACTTCTTAATAGCTTGTTTGGTTCTAGCTCCTGGTACACCATCCTCAACCAATGACTGACCAGAATCATCAGTAATTTTAAGTCGATTAAGATTACGTTGGATTCTTAATACCATAGCATCCACATTAGAATTAACTGGTGCTACGGGTTTGGAGGGTGTATATACCATTGTTGCAATGCCAAGATAGTCAAGAATACCATCAACTATAGCCTGAGCAATAGCATCTAGGTTAGCGTTGTAGAATTTAACATCTTCTGCATTGTCATGAAAGAAACATTCAATAAGTCCGGCAATAGCGTGAGTTTGATTAAGAGCACCTAGATCAGTTCTAAGTGATAACCCTCTATCAGCTGAAGGTGTTAATGCTGAAACACGATTGTAAATGCAAGTTATAAACTTCTTTCCATTGTCCGATTTATAAAGTCCAGTACATCCTCGTCCTCCACCTGCATCCGAATGAATATCAAGATGAAGTGTAGCCCCTACTGCATTACTCTCAGCAATAGCCTGTGATAATGTCAATCCTTCTGTTAATACTACTTTCTTGAGAATACCTTTAGCATCTAGTTTACCTTTAACAACTTTGGCAACTCTCATCATATTGTCTGCTTCAGTTCCATATCCGTTAACACCAAGGTTGTCATGCTGTCTACTTGGATTGAGATATAAAATCTCATTAGTCATATTACTCTCCCCCCTTTTTTAAAATACGTTTAATTTCATTATAATTCCAAAAATGGCTGCCATGGCTGCTACTGATCCAAATATCTTTCCCCAGGTAATATCATTACCTTTTGCTGCGCCTTGTTGAGCATTAATAAATTCGGTTAAGGGCTTTAGCGCCTTCTCCATTTTATCAACGACAGCTGCCAGGTCTGCATTTGTAGCATATATACCGGATGCAGCAAGGTTTTTCTCCCGCATGATATCGGCCTGTTGATCTTTATAGACCTGACTTTCTCGTGCTAGACTTAAAGCTGCCAAGTCTGCTGTCTCCTTAATTTTCAGGGCCTTTTCCTTTTCGACATTAACTTCAGCGTATCTACGGTCTCTTTCATCATTGAATCTTTGAGAGGCTGCCCTCATCGCTTCATTATGTATGATATATGCCTGGACCGACCAGATTTCGCTTTTATCTTTTAGATTTTCTACTATACCATCCATTTTTAACCCCCTAGTATGTATTTTGTCTAAGGTAGTTTGTGAATATTAATTAGATACCAGGCCTTAGACTTACCTAGTACGTTGTGATAATAATCATAGCTGCCATCATTAACTGGAGCCACGACAACTCGTTCAACATGATGTCTTGAAAACCAATGATGCCTGGGATGGTGATTATTTCTACCACAAGCCATAGTTACAGATGCGGGAAAGGCTAGTATAATTACCAATGTCAATATCATTATCATTTTTTTCATATGACGCCCCCTAAGTTAATATTATTCGTATAAGCCTCTGTCGCTCATCTGATAATTTTGCGTCGTCGCATTTGCCAATAAAGTTATCAGAACAATATTTCTTATACCGTCCGTAGAAGCATGTGGTGTCTTTGCAGTCATCGCATACAGAATATAGCGCTATGGCTCTACGTTCCTTAGGTGTCTTACCTTGATGGATCATATTTAAAGATTGTGTCATCCGTGAAGTCTCCTTTAATGGTTCAAATTTTACATGAACTTTTTTGATGTTGCCTGTTCTGTCGTAAAATTCCATTAATATATCACCCCCGCATAGGTCCATATGACCAAAATATAGACTATCCAGAGTATCATTGCGGTTGCTACCATTTTGACCATATGTAAACCTCCTTAGATATTGTATATTGAATTAACTAGTTCCCGTGCAGTCTTGCCTTTTAACTTTCTTCTTGGTTCTGTTACTCCTACAAAATAAACAATACCAGCACTTTCGACATATTTGATTTCAGTGCCATCATCAGTGGAGAGGGTGACAGCATCGCCACCACCCCTTAATCTCTTCTCACCTTTGACTTTGAACTTTTTTGCTTTGCCTTTTACTTTTTTACCATCTTTGTCTTTTGTGTCTTTGTCTTTGAACTTATCTAACTTTATCTTACCCATATTATTCCTCCACTCTTACAGTAGCATCTATTGTAGCCTTTACTACTGGTGTACAGTCTGTTTCTATGATAGTTGTCGGATGATAAGTTGGTAACGGTGTAGGAGTTCCAAAGTCGGATATTACTGGTGTTGAAAGTTGATAAAGCATCTTATATGGAGTATATCCAGTTGCTAAAGTTGTCGGTAATACTGCTGTCTGTCCTGTTCCGTCTACTATGTTCTTCCAGTTCTTAACACACAAACCATTGAATGGATATTTTATTGCTAACTGGTCTGCTGTTAAGGTGGTAAAGTCTGTTTCTATTTGTGATCCTACTGGAAGTTCAAATATACGGATGTCTTTGAATTTTACTAATTGTCCAGAGGCTACTGCTCCAGTATAGAATCGGATTCCAGTAACAGAAACCGAAGGAGAGTACACAATACATTTCCTATTTCCAGTTGAACCCACTAAAATAAGTGGACTTGTAGTTGAAGCAGGAGATCCTAAAATTTGTGCATTTACTTGTCTTGTAGTTAGAGTATTATCCGAACAATTCGCTAATACTCCATAATTTGTTGAAGGTTTTGGGAGTATTGTAGATATAGTTATTGAAGCATCTACACCATCAGATGTCAGTGTTATTCCTGTAGAATCTCCAACTGCATTTACTTTTGCCCATTCTGTCCAAGTTGCAGGAGTATATGGAACTTCTGACTTGTAATAAGGTGAACTGCCATCTGCATTACACATTTTGTAACCTTTAAAATAAGCTTGCCATTCTGCACTACTCATTATTAAAGCATCTGAAAAACCTGTTTTATCGTTGGACACCCACATAGGAATTATGTTATTAGACATTCCATGCAAACCTGCCTTATCTGCTGAATTTGCTCCATATGGAATATCTAAAGTAGTATAGTCTAGCATCTTTAATCCTGAATTTGAGCAGTTATGTGTAGGTAGCAAATTTACTAAACTACACCGTTTAAAGTTGATGAATGGATTAGTTGCATCTGCATTTACCGCTACATCGCTCAGATTCAACCAATCACTTATCCTCTTTGTTAACTTTGCAGTCTTAGGATTGAATTCATCTACTATTGTTCCTATTTTTCTTAGTGGTGGGAGGGTGACTTGTGTTGGCGTTTTGTAAGGTTCGAATGTTGTTGCAACTGCTCCATCTTCTAATTGTACTTTGATGGTTTCGTTATATGTCAAACCATTATTTGTGCTTGCATACAATAATTGTAAATAATCCAATGGTCCACTTATAGTTGGTGTAAATGTTATTTTATTAGAACTTGAAGTGTATGCAACTCCAACTTTTGAGCCACTCAAGGCAATTTTACATAGGGTATTTCCTATTATACTAAACGTATAAGTTTTTCCGGCAACAACATTTAGACTATCAGTAGTTAAACTGAATCCTTGATTACTTGGCATACCCGTCTGAAGTCCAGTTAAAACTATGCTATTATAATCATCAAATGTTCCAGATATACCATAACTAGTTGTAACTTTGTTAGTTATGTGAAGCTTATTCTTCCCTCTACTTATCACCTTATGCGTATTAGGACTACTTACACTCCACATATCTGAAGGATAATCCAGTGAAGGTGTTGCAGTAAGGAAAGCCATTGGTACTTCTACTTTTGCTGAACTTGCTACTTTAGTGAAGGTTAAAGGAACTCTTGTCCTTGTTAATAAATCATAATAAACTGTCAAAGGTGTTCCTTGAGCATTTTGTGATACAAGCCATACTTTAAAATTAGCAATTGTATCTTCAGTACCCCATCTAATTCTAATATATCCAGCACCTATTGCTAGAATACCATTAATTGTATTTGCACCATAAACTAATCCCATTGGATAGTGACTGCTTAAAGTAACAATCTGATTACTGACAGACGAAGACTGAACTTGATAATACCAATTTGCAGTTCCTGCATTCACCAAAGTCCATGTTTCTGTACCATTATATATTTGTTTAGCTATCCTTCTCTCCAAATATCCTCTATGGCTTACTCTGTCAAACACTACTTTATCAAGTGCAGTATTTATTCCCCTTAGTTCTTCTGGGAGAGTAAATTCATAAATTCCATCGGTTGAAGTATATTTGTAATCTCCTGCACTTAAATTTGTGTAACAGTTAGCAGGATGCAAAGGGTCTGGGGTGGTTGTTAAAAATGCCATAGGAACTTCTGTGTAAGGTGAAGTAGTTACCTTTGTAAAGGTTATAGGAGTTGAGGTTATTATAGGTAATTGATAACAAACGGTAGGAAGATTTGATGATAACCATGCTTTAAATCCATTAGTATCTACTGTCGATAATCGTGAATTATCTATTACAAATTGTAAAGCATATCCGTTAGTTAAACCTGTTGCAATTCCTTCCTTATTCAAGGCATTACCTTGCGTAGTTGTTATTTGTGTAAATTTATCACACAAAATTGCATTGTTTGTCACATCACCTTTACAAGGGAAATCTGATTTTTGAAATTTAGTATAAAATGAATTAGTAGCGTTTAAGGCAAATCCATAATTAGTTCCATCTAAAATTACTTTACCTATTCTTCTCTCTACAAACCCTCTCTTGCTTACCTTATCAAATACTACTTTATCTACTGCACTTCCTATTCCTCGTAATTCTTCTGGTAAAGTAAACTCATATATGTCTGTTCCATCTGTGAACTTGTAAGTTTTTGCAGGAAGATTGCTGACTACTGGTGAAGCATCTGTAGGTGAAGGAACATTCAAGTTAACTCCTGCGAAGTAGTTTTGGGCTACTTCACTATCAGATAAAGCACGGTTGTAATATCTTAATGCTAGTACTCCACCGTTAAGATAAAGACTATTTACAGAATCATATCCCAATGTAAAATCTTTGGAACTAAAT